AAAGAAGTGCCTGAATATCCGATATAACCAGCATGATTTGGTTCAAATAATCTTAATGAATAATGATTATCATGCGCCACAAAAAATCGTTCACCATTTCTATATCTATCCGAATTTGATATGCAACCTTCCGCCATATAACTTCCATAATAAGAACCATCTTCATCATAAAACACGTCTATTATCTCTATAGTATTAGTATAGCTATTTTTAATAGTTTGTGTTAAAGCTACGTTAGCATTCCCTAATTGAGAAGATGTTAAAGCATGACTAGGTTCATTGTGCTCGATACTACCAGTATCAACGCCTGTTGAGAAGTTTCTCGTAGGATCAAACATTGCTGGAGGTAACTGTGCCCAGTTAGAATCAGGGTGCCAGTGTGGTAGTAGATTGGCGAAAGCAGGATTAGAGTAGTACTTGTCTACATTAGTGTTTGCTACACCGTTGATGCTCACCGTGGTTAACTGTGAGTCTTTTACCCAACCCTCGTCCGATGTTGTGAAGTATAGATATAGTCTACGAGACTTGTTATCGTCCTCGTCCCAGTGATTTGCGTTTCCACCAGTAAGCCAAGCATTAGCAGAGCTATAATTTAATATACCTCTACCGTTTGTGCCAGCGAATGGAGGTCCTGGATCACCAGAGTCGGCATAACCAATTACTTTGTAAATAACACCGTCTGGATCGTTCTGCCATCTAAACAGCGTTCCAACAGCTTTTAACTGATTCCAAAATGTGTATTGATTCGTGTTTATTAAACTAAAAGCTTCGGCTTCTTTATAGCTAATACCTTCTTCAAGTTTAGATACCGATATCTCCATACACGCCGCTTGCCAAGACACGTTAGTAGCTGTGCCTGAAAAATGCATACTACCTAACGTAGGCGATCCGCTCATATTCCAAGGTCTATTACCTCCAATACCATAGCCATCATCAGCAGGGAAATTACCACCAACACCAGCGTAGAAACTACTATTAAGATTAAGGCTAGGATTAAGTATGTGGTTTAAATAACCAGGTAACGGGACGGCACTTCCTTGGCCAACCAACCCTCTAGATTCTGCGTCTATAAAAAAGTCTGTTCTATTCCAAGCCTCTTGCCACCACTCGGCATCTCTACCTTGAGTATTGTTTAAATAAAAGTGGTGTTTAGCAGATTTAATAGCGAATTGAGGCTCTGAATCTAGAGTTCTAAGTATATTAGTTGACAAAGCAACGTCTTTATATATTTTAACAAAAAATCTACCATCAAACTCAGGCTTTTCTTTAAATATGTTTTTAGCTATTTCAAGTTCTAATCCCGATACTAAAGCTCCATTAGAATCTAAAAAAACGTTTAGTTCTTCTTCTAGTTTTTTGTCTAAATTAATAAGATAATAATTACCTTGAACACTTTTTTGTATACCGTTAACTTCATACCAATTACTCGAGTTAGAGGAATTCTTTATTCTTAACTTTAAATCTGTTTGCCCTATCGACTCGGCTAAACTAGAGTTTCCAAAAGCAGTTGCATCCGCGTAAAGTTGCGTGTAGTCTTCTAATGGCTCACCACCAGTTATCCAAGTCATAATAACAGATCCAAAGCTACTTATTGATTTTTTTACAAATTGAGGAGCGTTGTCTTCTATTGCTAAAACTTTGTATCTACTAGGTTCTGCTACAAAAATATCATTATCATGCTGCTTCTTCAATATTAAAAACGTATCTTCTTGCACTTTGTTTCTTTCAGAAGAAGGGAAAGAAAGCCACACGTTACCATCCTCGGCATCGTACCAACGATCCATTGCTAAATTATAGTACTCGTTAGAAGTTTCTTTAATAAAAAACTTATAAGTATCAGCCCATTTAGGCGGTTTGTTTTTAACTCTAGCGGTTAGCTTATTGTAATTATCAGCCATACCTTTTGGGACTTCTATTGTACCAACCGTAGCTTCTGTGTTATCATCTATGCTGGAAGGAGCTAAAACAGGAGTTTCTCTTCCATACTTGTCTCTATATACAATACCTAACTGATAAGTTCTAAGAGACTTAACAGATTTACCAGGCGTTTTGACTTCTAAAGCATCAACTACAGCTGATTCCAAACCACCTACCACGTCTATTTTTATTTCTTTATTATTTATATCTACTAGATTATAATTTTGCAAGTAGTTAGCATATATAATTCTATTACCACTCATTTCTTGCCCCAAGGCTTTTCTAGGAACGTTGTCCCATGGTCTTAAAAGTTGGTTAGCCGGAAGCGTAGCGTATATCATTTCTGACTCTATAAGTGTAGACCCTTTCATTAATCCACCCGATCCAGCGGCGTTCCATTCTTCATCTTCGTATAAAATAGTTTTAACGGTATATACGTTTGGAGAGTTTGATTCTTTGTAAAGTATATCTATAGCAACAACGCCTTTTGGCAATAAAGCTGGTTCTAAAACAAAGTCTTGTATTTTTAGCCTTCTTAAGTTGTTAACCATACCAAGATTATATCCTTTTTGAGGTAAGTAATCAAAAGATCCAGGCATAAAGGCTGGTTCTGAAAAAGGAGAGAAAGCTGAGTATTCCCCGTCGGTATACTTATATCTATACCCAAATCTAGGAAACTTAAACTCAAACATTGCTTTTTCTTGATCTAGCAATAAATACCAAGGTATAGGACTAGTAGCGGTAGGAGCGATTAAAGGAGTAGAAGTTATTGAAAGTACTTTAAAATCATATTGATTAAATTGCCCAGCATAAGTACCTACAACTTCTAATCTAATCTCATGTGAAGCGAAAGATGATTGCCCTTGTCCCACTAAAGAATCATTAGTAGCTAAAACAACATCTCCTTCTTTAAAAGAAACGTTAGAAACAGTTTGTTTAGCTATCAACATTTCTCCTGGAGAAACGTTAACTAAAACATTGAAGTTATTTAATTCTGTAAAGTCGTGATTAGAAAACTCCGCGTATATACCATGCACTCTATCTGCTTTAGTGTCAAACATCTTAAGATAGGGAGGTTTTAATGGGGATTTTTTTACAACTGTTATGTGAGATTCGTTTATAAAATCTTTACCTAAGCCGTAATTTATTGTCTGTAAAGAGAAAGTTGTTGGATCTTGTATTTTTAATTTAGTGTGCGTGTTTATATCTACAGTACCTTGTATACATCTATCTATTTTTATTTGTTTTGGTTCGTATTTATTGTCAGTCCAAAATAAAAAATTATCAATAACATTTATACCTGTTACGTATTCGTCTTTTTCGAAGTTTAAAACCCTCTCAGAAGTAAAGGTTACTTGGTCTCCAACGGAAGAAGGAAAGTTATTTAGAATAACATTCGTTACAACTTGCTCTAAATAAACATTATAGTTTTGACCAGAAAGTGTAATTCTAGAAACGTAAACATTGTCACTAGCGGCGTAAGTAACACCTCCTAAAGTACCTGTGACTGTCATGCCTACTCTTATATTGACAGCTTCCAAAGGCGATAAAACAACGTGGTCATTAGAACCTGCTATTAACGTCAATGGAATTTCTACGCTATAAATATCTACTAAAACAGGCTTTTCTGTTTCGTCTTCGGAGTTGTACTCTATAATAGCGTCTTTAAAATTATCTGGAGAAGATACTAAATAATATATTTTATTGGTTTTTTCGTCAGCAATAGAACCAACACAAGAACCTCTCAAGCTAGTTCCTTTAGCTGTGTTACCGACTAAAGTTTGCACGGTACCAACCTCGGAAGCTTCAGACGTAGAGGCCTCAACGTTCAAGGCGTCTCTATACTCTCCGTTAGGCACTAGCCTTTCATCAAGGTCTTTGTTCATTCGACCTTTAATAAAGTTCTGATTTAAATCCGGCATATTATTATTTTATTTGTTTAGACTTTCCTCTAAATACCTGAGTTATTTCTTCTATTTTTATATTAGAAAGTCTTAATTTAGCTTTTCTTGTCTCTGCAAATTTTTCTTTTTTAAATCTAGCAACTAAATATTCTGGCACTTGAGACCTTGTTGCTAACACAGAATGTGCTATATGCTTATACATAGCTTCTTCTGCAAATTTATGAACCTGCATTTCAGCGTCTGTTCCTAAACCGTCGCTTATGTATTTTAAGATCACAGTTTTTCCGTTAATATTAGAGCTAAAATGAATTTTTCCTGTATTTTCGTCTATAAAAAACGAGCCGTTAGACTGCGCGAACTGAGGGTCTATACCATATCTTTGTCCTTTATTGAAGTCGTAAAGATCGTCATCTTCATCGTCGCTAACATTACCAGTGTTTGTGTTTGCTAAAGAATCAGACTTGTATTTATTCCACGTGTCAGACTTGTGTCCTGTAGGGTCTTGCTCTGCTAAATCTTCAAAGTTTGAAGTAGCACTTAAATTGTAATTACTATCGTTATCTGAAAAACCTCCAGACGATTGATCAATTGCAAATGGATTTGATGTTTTAGAAGCTGGATATATAGTTCTTTCAATACCATGCTCATCTGACCAACATATCTTTACATAGTTAACGTAATCTTGCGGTAGTACCATAGTTAAAGATGGTGGTATTTCTATCTCTTGAGATTTTGTAGATTTAAAAGTATCAAAAGAAAGCTCTTGTAAGCCTCTCATAGCGTGAAACTGAACATCACTTCTTTTTATTCTACTTATTATTTTTCCTTCTCCTACATAAGCAACTATAAAGTTATTTATAATATCTTCTAAGGATATGAATTGATAAGAACCAAAATCATCTCCAGAATAATAAGCTTGTTGCGTTGTGTTTATTAATCCCATTTATTATTGTTTTTGTTGAGCTATAATTTGACCTTCTTCTGCCCCAGCTAATTGAGCTAACGCTGGTTTATTAAGCGTTATCCCTGCTAGTTCTAATATTTTTATAACTAAATGCGACTCTTCTGATGAGTGTAACATAAAGTCAGTTGTTTCGTCTACGTTATATAAAGCTTTCTCTCCTACAACTGCATAACCCCATCTAGCATCCGTACCGTTAGACCTAGTAGGAGCACTAAGTATATTGCATGATATTTCAGATGCAGTTGTCGTTAAGTTAGTTGGGTATATTTGCACTTGAGTAGCGTTGACTCTAGTGTATATTGGCCTAGTAGAATTAGGCGCTGCTAATGGCGATGCGTTTATATAAGTAGCTTCGTTCTTTCTTACTTCTTGTACTTCTACAGTTTTAGATGTAGTTACATAATTTACACTACCTAAATAATCGTGTGTTGGTAATGTTGTCAACCCGTTAGCTATAGATGCGGCCGCTTGAACAGTTTCAAAGGGCGCTAATTTTTCGTTTAACAGATCTAACTCGTTAGAGTATTCGGTATCGTTACCATGCTCAGTATGCGCTAGTCTTATATCATGTATATACTGATTATATATAGACATTTGAGCCTGATTAGCCATTAAGTTAAATTCTTGAGGCGTTATATATCCTCTTTGTTCTTTGTTACATATTGCTAAAACTCTTTGATACACAGTATCTATACTTACCGCCATAATTTATTTTTTATTTGTAGTTTACGATCGCCCCGTAGGGCGACCGCTCTACAGTTAGATTAATTTAATCTTTTTTCTATATTTGAGTAAATCTCCATTCCTTCGTCAGTTTTAAACCAAGCGGCTAAAGCTGAGTACGGGTGTTCTTCGTAGGGAACGTTCATTAATTTTCTACCAGTGCTTTTCCACGTAAAAGTTCTTTGATCTCCTGATAGTTCAATTATCCCTGCTTCCATAGCTCTAATACCGAAGTTTCTCAACATCACGTTTTCATCAGTGACTAATTCTAAGAAAAGTTTAGGACTTCGCTTAGCAAACAACATAAGATCTCTTTTAAGTTCTTTAGAACTCATCTTAGACACCTCAGAACCTTTTTCTACACGCATAACTGCTTCTGCCATATCTACATCTAAGTTGTTAGCAGCATTCATAGCCGCAACCTCAAACTCTAGCCAGTCTAAATGATCCTCAGCGTCTCTAATAGGTTTATGTTCTTTGTAAAGACTATCTCTATGTGGATGATAAAGAGAAAGTAGTTTTTGAAGTGTTTGTTTGTTCTTAGGAACTGTCAACGATCCATCTCTAAAAATAATGTGAGAAAGTCTTTGATCTCCTTTCATCTCGTCAACAAAAGGCGTTCTTTGGTTTTCGCAATACTTCAGCTCTCTTTCATATCCTTTTTCTTCGTCAAAGTAGTATATGTTTGCAGATCTAACGCTTCTACTTATTGGATTTGTAGTACTTGTTAAAAAATAAGTTCTATCTTTTATTTCCCAAGTGTCTTTTTTTGGTGTAGGTAATGGTTTTTCCATAACCTCTGTTTCAACCTTTGGTTGTTCTACAACCTGAGTAACCTCTTCGGTTACTTCTTGTTTTTTTGTTTCTTTTTTCTTTGCCATAATATAATATATAATAAAATTAATAAATAAAAAGGCCGAGGCCGAAGCCCCGGTCTTTTAGTATAAATAAGTGCTTACTTCATTAACATAAAGTTGTTAGCACCTTGAGTAATTAAACATCTTTCAGATAAATAATGTACTTCCATCGCATCTAAGTCAGATGTTACAGCTCCAACGGAACCAGTAACCCAAGTCTTCATTCTTCTATCGTCAGTTTGAGAAGATCTATATCTAACGTGTAAGAATGGTCTCTTAAGATTCTTTCCTAGTTGTTGGTCGTACACTGAAGAAACACCAGCTGGGATAATAACCCCTCTGATAGCGTTAACAGTGTCTAATAAACCACCTCTAGTACCTTTGTCGTTTAAGTATTTGAAATCAGACTTATAGAAGTCATAAGAACCTCTTCTGAATCCAGAGAAACCTAAATTTAAAGCCATATCAGCATCGTTTTCAAACACACCGAAAGAAGCACCTCCAGCGTAACCACCGTTGATACCAGCTAACATGTCATCTATTGCTAAAGAAGTAGATCTGTTTACAAACATCATGTTTTCTTCGATAGAACCTTGTTTATCAAACTCAGCTAAAATAGCGTCAAACTCAGCTAAATCAGTAGCCCAGTTAACACCTGTAACTCCCGAAGTAATGTTACCTCTTGCTTCGATAGCAGCAAACAAACCTTGAGTTCCCCATAAGCCTTCGTTGTCAGTTCCTAAGAAGTTGTCAACACCTGTAGAACCTGAAGCAATAGTTGCATCAACTGATTCTAACATAGACATTTCTAAGTAATCTGCAAAACGAGCTCTAGTGTCTCCCTCAGCTTTTAAATACCACATGTATCCATTTTGTCCTTGCTCACCTGAAACTTCAACCCAACCAATAGCAGACGCATCAGATCCTGAGATCTCATATTTGTCTTTTAATATGATCGGCTTGTTTTTGTAAGTTTGGAACTTTGGAGTGTTAGCACCACTTCTACCGTTATCACCTTTTTTGTACTCAGATCCATAAACAAGCACTACGATAGCTGTTGAACCACCGATAGCAGTTTGTAAATCTACTCCATCGTAAGTAGCTACAGTAACTGTTGCTCCTGAAACCGTTGTTACAATTGCTCTAGCAGTTTTAGTAGCGCTAGTCATTATAACAGTGTCATTAACTCTAATACCGTGATTAGCACCTGCTGTTTGACCGTCAATGTCGTTACCAACATCAAAAGTTTCGTTTGAACCATGCGTAGTTGCATTGTAAGATAAGTGTAACCTACCTTGTTCTGACCAAATAACTTGGTCTGAGGTCATAGCCTCTTCTGCTCCAACTTGAGAAAGGAAACCTGCGATTGTTCTGTTACCGAAAACCTCAGCTTCTTTTTCCATTAAGTCAGGCAGATATTGCTGAGCCCATCCTGCTGTAGCTTCAGCTGTAAAATCTATGTAGTTTGTAGATAGCGTTTGCTTCTGTGGAAGCGGCGTGCTATTTAAACTACCTCCTGGTGTAATTGCCATTTTTTGTAATTTTTTAAATTAATATTTATTTTGTTTTTTTGAATGTAAACTTAGAATAACCACCATCGTCATCTAATGCTCTAAACTTCATTCCTCCAGCCTCGACATTTTCGCCGTGCGATTGTCTAGGATCCATACTCACATTTTTAGCGTTTGCAACGCTATCTCTTAGTGCGTCTGCTTTTCCTTGCTCGTAGAAATGATTAGCTATAGAGTCCGCGTTCATTGCTGTGTATAGAGACTTGTGATAACCCTCTGCGTCTGACATTTCGTTATTTTCGTTCAGAAACTTTCCTACAAAATTATTAATATCAGTTTGAGAATTTTTAATCTCTTCAGCGTTGTTTACGTTGTACCTATATACCTTGTCACCAACTTTGTATTCAAATCCTTTAAACTCGTCATTAAAAACATTATTAGTTTTATCCAAAAATATTTCGGTCATCTTTTGTCCTGTAGCTGATTCCTCGTTGTATTTGTTGAAGAATTCAATAGCGTTCTGCTGATCTTCTGTTAATCTACTTCCAGCTTTTAAATCTTCATAGTATTTAGACTTTAACCCGTCTAAGTGGTTCCTTGCCTGAGCAACTTGCTCCTTCAAGGCTAATTTTTTTCTTTTTATGTCTAACTCTTCTTCAGTGTCTTCGTCGTATAAAAACTTGTCCTGTATAACAAAGTCAACTTCTTCGTTTGTTAAGTGTGGCTTTGTTGTTTTATAGTATTCTCTAAGAAGAGTATCGTTATCTAAATCAGAGTAATCTGTATTAAGTTTAACGTAGTCATTAATATCTCCACCAGTGTCATTCATGAAGCTCATTAACTTTTGAACGTTTTCTGGTAAAACAACCTTAGGAGGTTCTGGAACTTTTTTAACTTCCTTTTTTTCTTTTGTAACTTCTTCTAACAACGGCGTCTCTACAGGTTTTTCAACTTTAGGTTCTTCAACTTGTTTTATTTCTTCTACAGGTTTGTCTAAGTTTACTTTTGTTACCTCTTCTGCTTTTGCTGCTAGATCTTTTAAATCTACTTTAGTAGTATTGTTTTCTGGTTGTTTAGAAAACTTTTTTGGTTTAGATTTTTTAACCTTTAATTTTTCAACAGTATTGTCTACTTTAGGTTCTTCGGCTACTGCCGGTTTTTGTTTTTCTTCTTTCATAATAAAATATAATAATAATTAATAAATGTTACATATTGTTCATCATCGATTGAACTCTATCTTGATCAAACGGTGACTGTTCTTCTTGTTCAAAGTTCTTAGCAGGAGCTTTATCTTGTCTTTGCTCTATCATTTTTGATTGCTGCGTAGCTTGAATCTTTGTTCTTTTATCTTTTCTGTCTTCTTTTTCAACGTCTGCGTTGTTCATTCTTGAGATTTCCGCTTGTTTTAATCTCATGTCGTTTTCAAACTCTAACTGTAAAAGTTCTTTTTTAATTTGAGCTTCTTGCATCATTTTACTAGACTCTAAGTTAGCTTTAAATTCTTCAATTTGAATTACGCTTTGTGTTTTAGTTTGTTCTTTTTGCATTTCCATTTGAGCAGCAGCTTGTTGTTGCTGAATGTTAGCTTGGGCTTGAGACTGTTGGAGTTGCATTTGTTTAACTTGATCTTTCTCCATTTTAATCTTTCTTCTAACTTTTAAAAGTTGATTAGCTAACTTTACATTTTTAACCTCTCTAAGATCTATCGCGTCTTCAAGTTCTATTGTTTGTTGTGCTAAAGCTACTTGTATATTATTTTCAAGCATAGCTTTTTGTTCTTCGTCTGGAGAAAGTTCTATAAATATTCCAAAGTCATATAAGTGTAATTGAGACATTTCTTCAAGTGTAGAAACGTTGTGAGCACCTAAGGCTTGTATAAACGCGTTTCTAGTAGGAGAATACTCTATAATATCAGATATTCTAAGTGATAAAGCCTCTGCGGTTTCAGATGTTAAAAATAAACCAGCTTGTAATATATGTCTTGTCGCTGTGTTAGAGTTTGCTGCCGCTAGCTTTTGAACACCAACTAATGAGTATTTTTCAGGCTTAGAACCATCTGACGCCTCGTTTAGCCCGGTTACATCTCTTATCATTTGTAGATAATAGTTGTATGTCTGTATTAGACTTTGTAGTTTTTGGCCACCACTACCGCTAGATATTTCTTGAATAGGTATTTTACCAGGATTCATATCGCCTTCTGAAGTAAAACTTCTACCGATTACACTACCCGTTTGGAAGAACATGTTTAACGCTTCTTGTGGATTATAATTTGTACCATTACCTAAGTCAATCTCAGCTAACCCATCGGCATCTAAATAAACACCATCAGGAACCATTTTAGATAAAACTTGTTGTAACTTTAAGTGTGTAAGTTGAATCATGTCAGCGAAACCAGTTATTCTACTAACTAGCGATTCGATTTTACCGTTATACATTCTCGGCGCAACTATAGCGTAATTCATTTTAACTTTAGTATAATCACTTTTTGGCCTCATCATGTTTTTAGCCATTTCCCATTTCAAAAGTTTATCAGTACCAACTATCATAGCTCCGTCAAATAAAACTTCTATACATTTATTTAGTTTACCAAAGTCTCCTTTTTTGTCTTCAGGTGGGTTAAAGTTATCGTCTTTTTTAATAGCTTTAGTTCCTCCTGTTTTTGTTTCTTTCATTTTATAAACCTGATTCATATAGGTTTTATAATTAAAGTAGAGAACTTGAACCTTGTTATTATCTTCGTCACCAGTTTGTATATTGTTCATATATCTATTTCTAGTGCTTTTTCCTTGTGATATTTCTTTTAACTCAACGTCAGTAAGTAGTGGAAATTGTTTTTTCAATTCATTGATAGGTATGCTTTTAACCTCTCCAACGTAATATATATCTTCAAAATACGGAGACTCTGTGTAAGAGTAAACCAAATTAGCTGGATCAACATAGTCTATAGTAACACCTTGAGAAGTATTAAAAGATGTTTTTACCGCTCCAATACCTAAGACAGTTAAATCGTAATTAACCCTCTTTTTTGTTAACTCATACCTATTACCTTCCATCAACATGTTGATTGCTTGTTCCTCTGCTATTTCAACACCTTGTTTATACGTTAATTGCATGTATAGATCTAGTTCTTCTTTCGTCCTTGGTAAGTCTGGCCCTTCGTTTTCATTAAGATTAATTCCAATACTTTTCGCTAATTCATTTAGTTCTACCGTTTGTAAATCTCCCATTAAAGACTCCATATACGCAGAGCGCTTACTCACTCCATACTGGTCTTGCGCGTAAGCTTTCACACTGTACATTCTCTCTGAGATGCCATTAACAACAATATCTACGAACTTAGATATAATAGGCACTGGTTTCCAATCTAAGTTTAAGTAGCTTAAGTCACCGTTTATAGATAATTCATTTTTATACTTTTGTATAGATTGTTCTCCTCTAGCATATAGTCTTAAAGTGTGGTAATTATTTTTATTGTTAGCATATCTATTGCTACCATGATAACCATGACTATTTGAAAACCATTCGTTTTCAATTGCTTTACCAACTTTCAAGCCATATTCTAAACTTCTTTTCTCAGAATCTTTAGCAACTTGACTTGGAAAAATATTTTTAATAACTCCAGCCATATTTAATTTTTGATTATTCTTGAAACATCACCTCTATTTGAGTACTTAGCAATGTTTATGTTTAATTTTGGTTTTTCAATTTTCGCGTTAGGTCTATACAAATGCCTATTGCAAGCCATTATGGCTAGTCCGGAACTAATAGTAGCATCGAACTTTGTTCTTTTTGTTATGTCAAATCTAGCCCAGTCATTTAGCGTTCTATTAAAGTACATAGCACCATAATTACCATCGCCTAAATGACCAACGTGACTCTGTACATACATTTCAATAGCAGCAGCGTGAGCCTGCTTGATGTCTTCACTTGAGTTTGGTATCCCACCTATTTCTTTTTCAGCTACAGAAAGTTTGTTCCATAACTTGTCCGGTCTGTTCATAGAGTAACCTCTATAACCTCTTCTTCTAAAGTGATACAAAAGTCTAGGTTTGTTGTTCTCACACAATAAAGGCATACCATAAAACACACATGCCATCAATACATCTTCAAAGAATATCTCCGCTGTTTGTGGTCTTGCTACATATTCTAAAAAGAACTGATTTGGAGGGGCGTCTTCCATTGAAAACTTAGTTAAACCGTGTAATGCTCCGTTTGATCCTCTTCCGTCTACTGTTCCTGATATGTCGTAACTATCGCACCCAAAGGCTCCCATGTGTTCATTTGCTGGGTATTTTATCCCTTTCTTTTCTATACTCTTGTTTTGTAAATGTTGAGGTGGCGTCCAACTTATTTTAAACCTACCTTTTGGATCTGGATAAAATATAACTTGCGTGTCTTTCACTCCATTAACCCATTGGAAATTTCCAGTGCTTATATTCGCAACGCTACCTACTCCTTCGTTGTAATCTATTTGCTCGTAAAGTTTAACTAGATTAAATATACTGTTTTTAGCCTCATCCCTAAACGCGTGCTCTGTTGTTCTTGGAAACTGTCTATAAAACTCGTTTAAGCCATCGTGATCAGATTTTAACCCTTCAACTTCGTTTTCCCAGTGTTCTATTATACCGTAATCTATTAATTCACCATCTGGTCCGAGTACATCATTATCTGGACTATTAAAAACTGGATATCCGTATTCGTCAATAAATCCTTCGTAGTTCCATTCCATTGGGATAAACAAAGAATATAAACCAGATTTTGTTTGTCCATTACGATTTCTTGAGGTAACATCTGAAGCATTGTATAGTTTTTTAAAGTTGTCTCCTCCTTTGTCAAGGGCGTTAGAAGTTGAGCCCATCATACATTTTCCTACTATTCTACTACCTAATCTTAAACAGGTTTTTGTAACCCTCCAGTTGTTTAATATATTGTCTGGTCTTTCCCATTTACCGCTTTCATCGTGCACTAATAAGTTTAATTTTTCACCATCATAACTATTGTCTCCTGTGTTTTTCCAGTCTATAGTCGTATCTAGTCCTTTAATATCTTCGAGCTGCTCATTCGACGTGATCTTCTTTCTTGTAAACTTACTAGCAGGTACTCTGTAAGCAAGTTCGGATTTTGGCCGATCCATACCATCTTGGATAGGTTTAAAAAAGAACGGATAATTAATCGATATAGGAACAACTTTATCTGTAAACATTTTTTTCGCATCTGCACCAGTTTTTGACAATATACCATATCTACTATCACTTGATATAGTGGCTAAATTAACTGTTTCCGCCGACGACATGAAAGAAAATCCTGATCTACGGTTTTTAAGGTAGCACATACCATAGCATCTTTTGTCTGCTTTACAGGCCTCCCAAAATATAAAGAATAATCTATTTGCCTCTCTATAATCTGGAGCTCCAACATCAATTTTACTCCATTGTAAATACATATAGTGCGTACCGGTTATCCAGGTTGGTTTACCATTATTCATAAACCAGAAACCCTCCTCTCGTCGTTTAAATTCTTCGTCTATGTAATCGTACCATTTTTCTTTATTGTTTTCCGGATAACCCCTCCAATCGAATATGTTTTTGATCCTCTGGAGCTCTTTAGGATATTCCTGCTTAACCCATTTATTCTTTGGATGCGTATATACTTCTTTAGGTGGTTTCGGTAGCGCTATAATTAAATTTTGTATCTCTATAATTTCACCTATAACTCCATTGTGTGATAACACAATTAAGTCGTGTTCTTTATTGTATCCGTACTTCCATTTCTTGCCTCGATTCATTCTAGTGATCGTGGTTTTTTTAATGGGCTCTACGGTCTTAACTAAACTTTGCTTGTACATTACTTAGATCTACCTTCTGCGAATCCTTTAAAGACTTTTTTCTTTCCCTCTTCAGGTGCTTTGCCCTCAAGCAGGTTTTCTTCTTCTTGGATTCTTGTGAGTATTTCAAATGCGTCAAATATAGCTAGTTTTTTAGTAGCTGCGGCATTTTTTAACCTATCAGCTGATATATCGTCGTCTGAATCTACAATAGGTTCTTTAGCGACTTTAATCAACTCCTCCACTGCTCTCTGCCCAGCTTGGATTATATTCTTCTTCGTTTCCTTGATATTCATATTTAATTGTAATAAATTGTGTCATAACTCTATATAGTCTCTTTCCATCTACTACAAACTCGTATGTTGAAAAAGGTGTAAAACCTACTAAATCTTCTTTTTCATACGTTCCGTCTGTGTATTTTATTATGCCTATACAAGATTCTTCCTTGTCTACTCTTAGTGAGTTTCTTTCTTTTATAGGTTGTACAAAACAGTATCCTTTCGGAGCTTTCCAACTTCCATCTCTTTTATATAAAAACACTTGGTCTTCTTTCACAAGATAGGTGTTTTCGTTAAAGTAGCTTCTACTGTTCTTTTCGTTACCTCTAACATCATGCCAGCGTCTAAACACGTTGTGGTGCGTGACGATGGTGTCTCCAGGTTTTATCTCTGTTTCAAAAGCCGTAGGAATGGATCTAACAATAGCCTCTCTATTTACAAATTGATGATTAAATATCTCGGTGTTCAATATAAGATCTTTATCTCCAATTTTTGTGGTATTGTTATATCTATTTCCTTTTGGCTCTATAACAAAGTCAAAAGGCGCTTTCATTAGTATTCTAAATTATACTCTATTGATATTGCCATGTTCTTGTTGAAGTCTTTCCAAGGCAACACGTCTTTTTTCTTTTTAATATAAACAGAATACTTATCTTTTTCTTCTATTATATCAGATATCGTGTGTCCACCGTAAACTTCTTGACCAACAGCATAATGCATGGCATCGTTTTTGTAGTCTTTTCCTATTGTAATCTTCCTAATTAACCTCATCGTAATTTATCGTACCGTCTAAAATATTTACATCAGCAGTTCCGTATTCTTTTTCGAGCTCAGTTTTTATAAAAGTTAGTTCATCGTTTTTTCCAGCAACGTGATGCAGTAGATTATGTATGTTTGTTTGGAATATACCAATTTGCATTTGTGCTTTGTTTATTTCGTTTACAACGCTTTGTAATTTATCTAGGTGATCTAGATTGATTTTTTGAGGCTTTTTAGCCTTTTTTGTTTTTGCCATTTTATTTAATTTAATTGTTATTATATGTCTCGTATAGTTTTTAAATGAGTCATTAAGTTTTCTCTATCTGAATCACTTAATACGTCGTTAATAAATACCACTTCTCTCATTTGTCCTCCCCACTGATTACCTCTTAGTCCCAAGTTTTTTATTCCCGCAAAAGTATCAGTATCGGTAGCTGTTGTTGGGTTAGCGTAATCAGTGTCTTGATAAATTTTTATAGTAGTTCCATCCCATTCTATCCCAAGAACAAACCAAGTGTTTTGTGTTATTTCATCGCCAGGAAGCGCCATGTTGTTCGATGTTACGTTTCCTATTTTAATTCTTGCCGTCGTAGAATTATTAAGTCTAATGAAGTCGTTATTACCAGAGTTCATAATCTCTTCGTTCGCTGCGGTTGCAACGGTTAATCTTAAAACTAAATAAGCAGAAAAACTTCCAGGGTCCCAAGTGCCATCGAGTTCCATTCTACCGCCAGAAGTACCTGCTATAAAATCTAAATCCCCATTGTTCTTCCAAACTTTTCCAGCGTCTAAAGTGAAAGTTTCACTACCATAACTATCACCCCACGTCTCTACATCATCACCTGAACTTAACGTTATCCCTGTGTTGTATTTAAACCAATGAGCTAAATCACTTAAATCAGTAACTGCCCATGGTGTTTCTCCTGAGGCCGCTCCTCCTGTAATTGCATTTCCTAATCCTAACATGTTATAAACCTGTAAATGATGAATTTCCTTGAAGATCTAAGTCAGCGCTTGCGCCTGCTCCAGAAAATTCTTGTGCGTCTTGACAGGGCCAATAAAGGCCCAAATTAGCTGCCTGAGCATGTGTTCTAACGTCAAAAAATTCCCCTGTGTTATATAGTTCTCTTACTTCAGTGCCGCTGAGCGCGGCGTTAAAATACGCTATATCTCTATATCCCGTTTTAACGTGATCTTGGCTTAAGAAAGATTTTCCTATCCAAAACTCATCTACATTTTCTTCTGCAAAGTCTAATGTTCCGGTGTCCACGTCTACAGACGATCCTAAAGCCGCGCCGTTCCAATAAATAGTCCAATCTCCAGAAGATCTAACAAAGCATAAATGGACAAAATCGTCACCGTTTACGTTTCCTTTGTTTTCACTATGCCACCAACCACTAGCTATACCACTACCTGTTAAAGAAGATCCTACTCCAGTAATACTATTGTTAGTAGAGTGTATAAACGCTTCGTCCATTTCCTTATTACCACTAGCGTCGATAGCTTGCACTACCAGTCTGTTTTTATCGGTACCAGTGTTTGTGTCCATGTGGTAATATATTCTAAGTCTGTCTTTTTCTGTAGAAGTATTACCAAAAACAGGAAACCAAACGCTGTTTGCTGTACCACCACCAGTTGTGACGTGCTGGTTAGATCCTACGTTTCCCATAACCCACAAAGGTTTTACCCAGAAAGACACTGTTATAGTGTCCGCTACATCATCATCGCCTGAGTCAGATATTCTATTTATAAAATTACTAAAACTTTGAACCCTAGCATAATCACCGGTAGCACCTGGTAAGTATAAGTATTTAGTAGCGGACCACTGAAGATCACCACTAGCAATACTAGGAGCGCTTAAATTAGACCCCAATCCTAGCATTATATACCGTAATAAAGAATTATACCGCTAGCAGTAACAGATGTATTTTGTATAGAAACTTCTGTCCATCTACCGTATATAGTAACTCCTTTTGGAAATTTAACAGTCGCTGCAACAGCAACACTTGTCACAGAGTTGTAACCTCCAGCCTCACCATCACCACCATTAGCAGTTACTTGAGTTCCAGTTCCAAAATACGCCGTGTCATCTGGTCCATTATCAACAGTAGCAGACCCAGTATTGTGACTAGTGTCAGCAACTAACTTGTCTAAATACGTGTCGTCTAGAAACGTTATTGCTACTATTACTTTTCCTTTTGGAGCGAAAACATCAGTACCGTGAGCAACTACGTGCCCACTACCCATTTGGCCAAAGCCGTAGTCTACTACATCACTTTTTGATCCCATAATTTTATTTTTTTACTTTTTCTAGTGATCTGCCGCCAAAATAAGCACCGATCACCGTTATTAATACTAATTGTAATAAGTCTACCCACGAAGCCTTAACTTCAAAAGCAATAACACCAGCATCGATAAAAACTAACAATACTGTTGATACTACTAGAAATATTAAAACTAGTGGTCTTATATTTTTTGATAACCAAGAGTCCGACTTCATATCCATCGACCATCTTTCGGTTACTTGCTTTTGCATCTCAGCCTCATAACCCATTATCATATCTTTTATTTGTTTTTCAGCTTCAAGCTTTTCTTCTTTAGAAGTATGTAAGTTATCTATAACTCCACCTACACCTTTTACCAATTCAGTAGCTCCACCTGAAAATATTTTACCTAATATATTCATGATTTAACTATTTTTCGATTTTTAACTGTGGCATCTTTTGCATTTCCGGTAATTTTTGCTTGCTATAAGCTTTGGATAATTCAACTTTATTTCTTTTATCACCTTTAACACTTGCTAATTCCCTATTGTGTCTTACTTTAAGTTCAGCACTAGTTGCCTTGCCTCTTCTTTTGTCAGCTTTTTTTCTTGTTTTTTGCAGTTTTTTCCAATCTTTTTTATTGTTTACATCATCATCATAATAAGCTTTTTTAGCTTCTTCATATTTTGCATGTGATTTTTCAGATTTTTTTAGTTTTCTAACTGCTTTCTTCTCTAATCTTTTTTCGTGCCGTCCACCGGTTTTTCCTTTAACACCGTGTTCTTTTTTCCATTTTCTTGTAGCTTTTCTTTCCTCTTTTTTACTAACAGCATTTTCACCTGTACCATAATCTTTGTGATATTTATAGGCTTTATAATTCATCCCACCATATTCTATATTATCTATAGCTTGTTTAGCTGGAGAAGATTTTTTTTCGTTTTCTCTTCTTTTACGCATTATATCTGCTTCGTGTTGAAGTTTTTTAGCGGTAGCTTTTAATGTTTTTAATTTTTTAACATCTTTAGGGTCTGTTGAGCCTTCAAGATCTGGTATATCGTTATCAATTAAGAAACCAGCTCTTTCTTCCATGTCGTTTATTCTTTCGTTAGCTGTAAACTGTTCGCCTCTAGTTCCAGTTGGCTCAAAACCTTCTCCTGCTCCTTCAATATTTTCGTCACCATAATTATGTCCGAATAAGTAAGTGTCTGGATGTTCCCCTTTTTGTAATTTAATGTTCTTTTTAGGTATAGGTCCCTCTTGTTCTAATGGCGTCTTTTTCTTTTTTGGCTTAGCTTCATAACCATCAATTTTTGCTGCTTTTTCTTTTGCGGTCATTTTAGCGATATCTTTCTTGCTGTAATCAGCGCCTTCATAAGCTGGTTCAAAATCTTCTTGCTTAGGTTTGCCTTCTGATCCTTTGCCTTTTGGTTCAGCTGCAACGTCTTTTTTTGCTTTAGGATTTTTGTGTGCGCCTTTTTCTTTCATCATATCCTTGTATGAGTACGCTCCGTCAGCCATCATTCGGTCTGCGTCTTCTTGGTTGAACCCTTTGTTCTCCATTAACCACTCCTTTGTTGCTTTATTTCTATGAGCGTCATATATTGCTTTGCCTTTCTCGTCTAGTTCCCCACGTACAACTGGTGGTTCGTAGCCAGGCTTTCCTGGAGTACCAGGTGCGTCTGGATCTACCGTTTGTTTCGCGGGACTGTAACTTTTCATTTTGAACGCTGTTTTTTGCCCAAACTTTAGAGCGCTTTTCATTTTAAATGCCATAATTTTTATTTTTGTTTTTTTGCGGCGTTACCCACTTTGTAGGCAGCTTTTTCCCAAGGGAAGTCTTTAGAACCTTCTTCAGACCACTTGCCATTATAATTAATTTTTCCGTTTTTTCTATGATAAGTTTTACCATTATATCTCACAAAGTCGTCTCCGTAAGCTAATTTACCAGAAGCCATATCGTCCATGTGTTTACCCTCGTGTGCTACAACTTCTTTTTCTTTTGCGCTACCATTAGGTATATCTTTGTTTATAAATATAGTACCATCGTTATTTGCCTCACCTAAAATTCCCTTTCCTAAGGATTTTTTGATAACTTTATAAGGTGTATTTCTTCTTTCTGATCCTATTTTATATGCCATATTATATTCCTCCTACTTGACCTTTTCTAATTTTTCTTTGTTGTTTCTTTGTTAGATTTGTAAACTTATTTGTTTGCTTACCGTGTTTGTCTGATACGATTTCACAAGAAGTTGTAGCGTAGTTTCTTTGTTTTTTGTTTCCTTTAATTTTTGGTGGCCATTTAACGCTCGTGCTAGAGAAAGTATTGTTGCCCCCGTTATCTCCGTTACCACCGTTATCATCTGATATATCCTCTTTGGATGGGTGGAAAGCTGATTTTTTAAAATCAATATCATAAGACCCTCTATAAGATCTATCTCCAGAAGTGTATTTGTTGGTGGCGTCTTTTCCAGCGCCTTCCATAAGTATATTAAAACCAGCCGTAGCTTTAAACGGTGGAGATTTTTTGCTTGTTCTTTCTTTTAGTAATTTAGTTTGTGCTTCTGTCAAAACTGTAGGTCTTTTATTTTTTGATCTTGCTTTTTCAGTAGCAGCCTTACGACCGCTAGCATCTGGATCATTAGTAGTTTTACCGCCACCTTCCATCTGACCAGGTATGTTTTGGTATTCATTATACTCTTCCTTGCTAACGTTTTTGCCATCTACTTTATACCAATACTGTTTTTGTTTTAAACAGCTACGCATGAAAGTTGGTGGTTTTTGTCTATAAGCCATATTATCTATCTTTGTCTTTTATCATATCGTCTATAGATTTATTAAAAACCTTATCAGTATATGTTTTATTATTATAAAAAGTACTTCTCTCTGATGTTGGTAAATCTTCTTCACCTAACAACACTCTATATATTCTACTGATTAACTGAGAACATTTGAATGATGTTTTAAACACTGAGTACTTTATTGTTGTTCTGTTTCTGTGTCTCCAGGTTTCTATCCAACCTAATTTCCTTAGTTTCTCCCAACGGTTCTTATCCCAACTCATGGTGTAAGTACCATCTATAAACTCTTGCCGTGTAAATCTTTCTTTACAATCTAAATAAATTAATAATTCTAAATCTGCATCTGTTAACCCGTAAGTCTTACAGGCCCACTTTCGTGTGAGCCTGTAATACTTAAGGATATTCATTTCACGCAGATCCTGCGCGGTTAATCTCATTCAAAGTTAAGCAGCTACAACAACTCTTGAAGTAGTAGTACGTCTAATGTTGATCGCTGATACGTCACCTGAAGCAATATCACTAGGATAAACGTCGTTTACAGCGTCAAACAAAAACATACCAGACTTGTGAGGACCACCATTAATTGCAAGAATTATTTTCTTAACAATAGCAGTAGCAGTAGCAGCGTCAGTTACTGTTAAGATAGCTAGAGAGTTCTCTAAACCAGCCTCATCATCTCCACCGGTGCCAGATTCTCTGTTAAACATACCTGTTTCGTTGAACGTTAATTCTACTGAAGTGTTACCAGCTGTAATACAAACTAAATCTTCTACTGCGAAAGCAGCCATATCTAAGTTTGTACCTGCGTCATGTGATCCTACAGAGTCACTGTCTACAGTAGCACTGTGAAATACCATCATTGGTTTCATAATCGTTTTGTTTTTTGTTAATAATTAAGTTAATTGTCGTTTGAGTTTTAGGGTTTAGGTTTATGGTTTTGGTTAATCTATTAATACCACGTCCATTTGTTTTATAACATGGTAAAATTTATCTTTATGCTGAATCCCATGCCCAGCGTTTTTGGCGTAATATATAATATCATCTACGTGTATTCCTTCTACAAGATTTCCTGTTGATATTACCTTAGCTTTAGTATATCTGTTTTCGTCCCCTGTTTCTTCGGTTAATATTAATCCACCTATTTTCTTAGGGCTTTCTTTTATTCTCTCTATAACGAGGTAATGATTAACTGCTTTCATTTGTCCTCATATTAGATATCACACAATTTGCGGAAATTATAGTGCTTATTACGGAGTTTGCGTTCTTTAATGCTGATTTTGTTACTAAAACAGGGTCGATAACCCCGTGATCAACCATATCCACAATATCACCACTAATAACATCGACACCGTAACCTTTAACATTTGGTAATTCATAATCTTCTATTCCTGCGTTGTGTAGTATTGTTTCGAATGGCGCTTTAATTGCGTCTAGCAGTATTGTTTCTCCAATGTTTTCAGGCTCAATACATTGAGAAGCGTTCAACAGTGCAATTCCACCACCCGGAACAATACCTTCCTTTAACGCGGCTTTGGTTGCGTATATTGCGTCCTCTACTCTATCTTTCTTTTCTTTCAGTTCTACCTTAGAATCAGCTCCTACGCGTATTATTCCTACAGATCCAGATAACATGGCTAATCTTTGCTCTATTTTCTTCTTTAAAAAACCATTTTTCTCTGATTTTAATAGTTTTTGAACTTCTTTTATTCTTTCAGGGACTTCTTCTGATGTTTCTAACGTTGTTATAACAGTGCTTTTATCGTCTGTAACTGATTTTTCTACTTCTCCAAGAATATCTAATGAAATCCCGTCTAAATCATCACCAAGCTCTTCGTTAATTACAGTAGCTCCAGTTAAAATAGCCAAATCTTTGATCGTGTCTTGTTTTGTTGGTCCAAAACCTGGTAAATCTACAATATTGACCTTTATATTACCTTTTACTTTGTTCATTAAAAGCGCCGATTTTACTTGCTGGCTTACTTGAGCGACAATTAGTAAAGATCGGTTGTTTTTTATAACAAACTCTAGTATATTTTGTATTTTTCTTACATTTGGTATCTCTGAAGAAACAATTAAAACTAAAGGTTTTTCTAAAATAACTCTTTGTTTCTCATTATCAGTTACAAAATGAGGAGATATTAGTCCAGATTCTATTTGCACACCATCAACAACCTCAGTGTAGGTTTCGTTTGTCTCAGAAGTTTCCATTAGAACAACCCCGTCCTTACCTACTCTTTTATACGCGTCAGATATTATAGATCCTAACTCCATATCGTTATTACAGCTTATAGCAGCCACACTATCCAGCATGCTATCTTTAACGTCTATTTTTATTTTATCTAAATATTCGTTTATTTTTTTAGTACCAGACAATATACCTTCTTTAATATCTCTAGTTGTAGAACCTCTGGTTTTGCTTACCTCTTTAATAAGTGAGTTAGCAAGAACGGTAGCTGTTGTAGTACCGTCTCCTGCTTCTTTCACTGTATTTCTAGCAGCTTCCTTTATTAAGGTAGCTCCCATATTTTCAACCGGATCGAATAAGACAACAGATTCAGCTACTGTTACTCCGTCTTTTGTGATCACCGGTTTGCCCTGAGCGTCTTCATATATCACGCATTTTCCTGAGGCTCCAAGTGTAGAAGAAACAGCATTTGCTAATTTCTCTACTCCTTTAATTATTCGTTGTTTAGCGGAATCGCCAAAGTTTAAGTCTTTGACAATCTCGCTAGGTAGATTGTATTCCATTTAATTTAATTTAATTGTGGTTCTATTTGAATGTTTTTATAACTTTAGGTCCTTGTGTGGCTTCTATCTTTTTAGAGAAATGATCAATGCTTCCATCAATTGCTGTTTCAGCACCCTTTATTGTTTCTCGTCTTGTAACAGCGTGCCATTCCTCATTATCAGGGTTTGAGCACTCTGTTTGGTAGAATCCATTAGGTAATTGGGTAATCCTCCAGTTTTTCTTATCTGCAAGATGTTTCCATTGGTTCATAGTTTTTTCATTCGGTTTAGTTGTGTTCGTGGTATACGAACTCTTGTAATACAAGTAAGTCATTTTGGTTTTATGTGTTGGTTAATATTAGTTTGTTATTTCTTTTTCTTTTTATTTTTTGAAGTTTTTCTTTCGTACTCCATCTCAGCGTCAAGCTCTCTAGTAACTTTTCTTTGTTCTTGTATCTTAGGTATAGTAGTTTTAATAGAGTCTGCAGAGAAATTATATTTTTCTATAGCGTTGTTCAAGCTAGATATCATTTCAGATCTTTTCTCATTAGCGGACTCCAAACTCATGCCTTTATCAACAGATTTTTGTAGGGTCTTTGTCCCTTTCTTTAGGCTCTTACCTGCTTTATCTATGTTTTTTTGTCTACTTTTTATTACGTCTTTTTGAGTTTGGCCTTTTTCGTTTCTAGTGTCTCCACCTTCGTCATCAATATACTTAGCGCTTTTTTGCTTTTTTACTCTTTGTTTTGCCGGTGACTCAAAGTCGTGCTTGTATTCACCGTCTTTCATGTTTTTAGCTGGAGAATGTGGATGGTCATGAGAACCTTTTTCCATATCATAATCCTTTAGTGGTGCCTTTCCAACGCCGTAATTTCTATACATTGGAGTACCTTTCATTTTAAATGCCATTTTTTTTGTTTTTGTAATTAATTAATTATTTTTTCGAAAATTTTTCTTTATAATACCCTGGACCAGCAGCTTTAGTTCGGACTGTAGCATCGTGCTCTATAGTTCCAGGTATGTCTCTTCTTGTGTTAAAAGTTTTTCTACGATGCGTAGCCATCTTCTTTCTACTTGATTTTGGTAAATCCTCCCACTTTCCAGATGGATTCGGGTTCTGTTTAACGCCCTCGCTAGTACTTCCATCTTCCCAAGTGTAAGTGTGTGGTATCATAGTGTATGGATCTTGGGTGAATTCTCCTTTTTTAAATTTCTTCATGTAAGCATCCCTGTCTTTGAAGAATTCGCCAAGAACAGATCCTTTACCTCCTTCCATTTCTTGTAAATGATGTATATTTTCGTGTTTCTTTTGTTCGCTTGTAGGATATATAGGATCTTTATATGGGACTGGTCTGTTTTTATAGTATATAGTTTTTTCATTAGGTCTATAAAAAGCAGCTTTTCCACCACCTTCGCTAAACCCGTAATCACCCCAATCCTCAGGCATTACATACTTTTCTTTAGCAGGGACAACTTTTTTATATTTTTCGTATGGTAAATTTTTAAAGCGATCCCTTTTTAATCCTCCCTCTTCGTATTCACCTTCGTACAAAGGCTCTTCATTGTTTTGATGTAGAGGTGTTTCTATTACATAATCACCTGGAAACTTGTAGTTTTTACCTGGTTTCATTATTTTTTCATTACCAAGATTGTCTTTCCCGTGTACTGGAAATTCCACTCCCTTCATGGTTATATCACCACCTTGTATCTTGAGTTTAGGTTCGTTTATATCTGGAGAGTTTTTCTTATAGCCTTTTATACTAGACTTGAAAAATAGTGGTCCTTTTTGTTTGTATGCCATTATTTATTTTCTTTTAATGCTCACAAAGCCAGGTATCATAGGACTGTTATTAAACCTTACCTTGTACCTAGGTCTATTTTTCCAAGCTCTTGAAACAACCGTACCATCGTTATCAGAATCTCTATACCAAGTGTCTTTTTTTGGTCCAATAGGTTTTCTCTCACCTGTGTTTCTACCCCTTATCATATCGTAGTTATCTGACTTCTTCACCTTCTTCTTTTTATCTTCCTTCGTTCTAACGTATGTCTTTCTATCGCGTCTTGTAAAATCTTTTTCGTCTGTGTCCGTATCAAAAGAAGCGTTTTTATTAGTTCCGTGCGTGTGCGCCTCTCCATCTGGCAGATTGTGTCTTAGTGGGTTTTTCCCATAATGGTGGGATCCTTTCATTTTAAATGCCATAGTTATTAGTATTTAGGTCTACCGTGATCACTTGGGTTATCAAACCTTCTCTTTTGTACTTTTTTTGATTCCTTAATAATATCATCCTTATTTTTGTAAAGATAACTTCCTACATCGTACGCGGTTAGAGCTACTCCAACTGGCCCTAGAAATCTCTTAGCCACGTTTTTAACAACTGGTTTAGCAGCTTTCAAAACTTGTTTAGTTCCAGAGATAAAGTTCTTGTTCGATGTCTTTAGTACTTGTTTGCCTTTTTTAGCCATTTGTTTAGGCGTGTCACTAAGTGCCTTCTTAGATCTATTAAGTATTTCTTTAGATGTCTTATCAAAAGCATCTTTCTTATTAGTCATATTGAAATCCTTAGGCATACTCTCTTTAGCCTTTTTAGCCTTATTGTAATTTTTCCAGTGATCTATTGCTTCACCTGCGTCTCCGCCTACTGTTTGTTTTAATGGGTTCTTACCGTAGTGAGTAGAACCCTTCATTTTGAATGCCATGGTTTTCGTTTATTAGTTAACCTAATAATTACATGATAAAATAGTTATTTACATAAAGTGTGACAATAGCCCATTACTAGTATTCCTTATAAGGCTTATGTCACATAAAAAAATACGTTATAAATATTGGGGCGAAATGTAACCCCCTCCC